ATTGAAAGTAAATCCGAAAAACAAGAATCCAAATCATTAGATGTATCTAATATTAAAGAAGATGGACTCTCTGGCACAGACCAAATTTCAGTTGATGTAACACCTTCTGATGAGTCTGATGAAATGACTCACGAAGAGATGTTGGATGAAGCTAATAAACGAGAGAAAGAAAATGAATTTGATGATGAAGATTTTGATGGTGAAGTAAAAGATAATGATGAATACACTTCACATACAGATAGTGCCTGGGGTAAGAATACTAAAACTCTTGTAGATTCTTCTGCTAAAGAACATATCTACATGATTCCTCCTACCATGGATTGGTCTAACTGTATTGAACCAGTTTCTATGTTCTCTGAAAACATGGATAAGAACATTAAATATTTTGAAGAAAAATATGAGACGATTTATAATGTAATTGATAATTTTAGAACTAAGTTTAATTCTTTTAAAGTAGAAAATGCTAAATCAGTTTCATTCTTGGTAAAAGAATTTGAAATGAAAAAACAAGCAGATGAATATAATCGTTCGGGTGTATCAAAAACAGGTGTATTGAATACAAACAAATTATTTTCATATAAATGGTCTGATGATATTTTCAAGAAAAATACAATTGTTCCTGATGGTAAGAATCATGGTCTTATCATGTATATCGATTGGTCTGGATCAATGGCAGATAATATGTCAGGTACAATCAAACAACTGATTAATCTGATTATGTTCTGTAAAAAAGTAAATATTCCTTTCCAAGTTTTTGCTTTTAGTGATACGGGTATTTACGATTATAGTAGAAATTATCATGCTCCAGCTAAAGAGTATGAGATTGCTGTAAGTCAAAGATTCCGTCTGATTGAAATGTTTAATCATAAGATTAAAAAATCAGAATTTGATGAACAACTTTTCAGACTTTGGGTTCTCATGACCTTTATTGATAAACGTGTAGAGATTCCATTTGGAAGTTATAGTCTTGGTGGAACCCCATTGAACGATACTATTCTTGCAGCAACTTATGTCTTTAATAAATTCAAAAGAGAAACGGGTGTTGATAAAGTAAATACAGTATTCCTTACTGATGGTGAGTCTAATAATATGGCATATTCTGTGTTTAAAGGTGAGGGAGAAGAACAATATATTTCTAGAAAATCCTGTGCATATTCTTCTGAATATTCTGTTCTTTGTTTGAAAGATCCAGCAACTGGTTATAGTGATGTGAATATTAATAACTCTAAAGGGTGGCAAGATTCTGGTATGAATATTACTTCTGCTCTACTTCGTTATTACAAGTGGATGACTGGATCTAACATAGTTGGTTTTAGGTTATCTCAATCCCATGATATTAAATATATCATTCGATCAGCAGTTAGTTCCGGGGGACATGATTATGATTACTATAGAAAACTATGGCGGACTGCTAAATGTTTTGTTGTTGACTCTGTTGGGTATGATGAACTATATGTTATATCAGCATCTTCTGAATTTAATGGAAGTCAAGCTGTAATAGAAGCATCTCATGATGATTCTAAGAGTAAAATCCGACGACAATTTAAAAAATATATGAAAACCAAGATGATGAATAAGATAATCTTATCAAAATTTGTTGATCAAATCGCTTGACGGCCTCCCAACTCTGTACTATAATAGCTAAGTAACCAACGAACCCCAATGACCTCCACTGACGTGATGATTTCTGACCTGGTTTCTCAATACGGAACCAACGTCACTCGTAAAAATCTAATTGATTATGCTGAAACCAGTGATGTTTCTTTTGCAACTATTTGCAATCGATTAAAAGATTATAAGGTTGGTCGTGGTGTATATAACCTCACGGTAAAAGAAAAACTAGAACAAACTTATAACAATATGTCTGATACTTCTGCAGTTGATGATGTAGTTAGTCTTATTCCTGATAACGATAAGAACTATGTTCCCTTTGGTAATTTCTGGGACATCAAGAAAATTATTAAGTCTAGAATTTTTTACCCATCATTTATTACTGGACTTTCTGGTAATGGTAAAACATTTGGTGTTGAACAAGCATGTTCTAAACTTGGTCGTGAATTGATTCGTGTAAATATTACTATTGAAACCGATGAAGACGATCTTATTGGTGGTTTCCGTCTTGTTAACGGAGAAACCGTTTGGCATGATGGACCAGTCATTGAAGCCTTGCAACGGGGTGCTGTGTTGCTCCTTGACGAAATCGACCTCGCAAGCAACAAAATTCTCTGTCTTCAATCTGTTCTCGAAGGAAAAGGAGTTTTCCTCAAGAAGATTAACAAGTACGTTAAAGCCTCAGAAGGTTTTAACGTATTCGCAACCGCTAACACAAAAGGTAAAGGTTCTGACGATGGACGATTCATCGGAACTAATGTGCTCAATGAAGCATTCCTTGAAAGGTTTGCGGTAACATTTGAACAAGAGTATCCTACAGTTACTGTTGAGACTAAGATCCTCAACAACTATTGTCGGGAACTTAATTGTTTGAATGATAAATTTATTGATGCTCTTGTTGCATGGGCAGATATTATCCGTAAGACATTTAACGAGGGTGGTATTGATGAAGTAATTTCTACCCGTCGTTTAGTTCACATTATTCGTGCATATAGTATCTTTGGTATTGAGACAAAGGCAATCAGTGTCTGTCTGAATAGGTTCGATGATGATACCAAACAGTCTTTCCTTGATCTCTTTGACAAAATTGTTGCTCCTGAAACGGATGATGAAACATCAGATGTTAATTGACAATGCTTAAATTCCCCTGTATAATCTAGAGGATAATCTTAAAAAACCTATGACACTAAAATACAATGAAGAAGAACTCTTGGGCGAGTTACGTAGCTACATCATTGGAACTTATGGACAACACTATTCCGCTGGTAATGACCAGATCCAAACGTTAGATTTGATTGAAGCATGTGGTGACGCTGAAGCATTCTGCAGAAGCAATATCCTAAAGTACGCTTCCCGATATGATAAGAAAGGAACCGCTCGTCGTGATATTGTAAAGATCCTACACTACGGTCTCCTTCTTCTCCACTTCTCCGACAAATCTGCAGTTACTGAAACTTACCCACACTAATTATGAAAATTTCTATTGAAACTCTGAATATTCTAAAAAACTTTTCCACAATCAATTCTTCTTTGGTTGTGAAGAAAGGAAATATTCTGAGAACTATCTCTCCAGCAAAAAATATTCTTGCTAAATTCCAATGTCCAGAATCGTTTGAAAATGATTTTGCTGTATATGATCTAAATGAATTTCTGGGTGGTCTCTCTCTATTTAAGGATCCTGACTTTGATTTCGGTAATCCTTCTTATCTTTCTATTCGCAGTGGAAAATCTAAAGTAAAGTATTTCTTTTCAGATCCCAGTGTAATTACTGCTCCCCCTGAAAAAGATATTGAACTTCCAACTATCGATGTGGAGTTTACTTTGACTGAAGAAGTTCTGTCATCTTTGCTTCGTGCAGCAAGTGTATATCAACTCCCCGATCTTTCCTTGGTTGGTGAGAATGGTGATATGAATCTTGTGGTTCGTACAAAGAACAATGACACATCTAATAATTTCTCTGTAAAAGTTGGTGAAACTACTAATGATTTTTGTTTCAATTTCAAAGTAGAGAACCTTAAAATTCTTCCTGGAGTGTATAATGTTCAAGTATCTACTGCTAACATTTCCCAGTTCACTCACGATAAGTGGAACTTGTCTTACTTGATTGCATTGGAACCTGATTCTACTTTTAATTAATTATGAGTGACTTTATTTGGGTTGAGAAATATCGACCCAACAAAATTGAAGATTGTATTTTACCAGATAGCATCAAAACTACACTGTCTAGTTTTGTTGAGAAGGGAGAGGTTCCTAATCTTCTTCTCTCTGGACCTCCTGGTATTGGAAAAACCACAGTTGCGAAAGCTCTGTGTAATGAACTTGGCGTTGACTTTTACGTAATTAATGGATCTGACGAAGGACGATTTCTGGACACGGTACGGAACCAAGCAAAGAATTTTGCGACGACCGTATCACTTCAAGCAAATGGAAAACCAAAAGTTATCATCATTGACGAAGCAGATAACACAACCAATGATGTACAACTCCTCTTACGGGCAAACATTGAGGCGTATCATAACAACTGCAGATTCATCTTCACCTGCAATTACAAAAACAAAATTATTGAACCCCTCCATTCCCGATGTGCAGTCATTGACTTCTCCGTCAACGGAAAAGAAAAGACAGCTATTGCGGGGCAATTTTTCAACCGTATCAGGTCTATACTTGAGAAAGAAGCTGTTGATTATGATCCTAAAGTTGTCGCAGAAGTAATCAAAAAATATTTTCCTGATTGGAGACGTGTTCTTAATGAACTACAAAGATATTCTTCTGTCGGAAGTATTGATACTGGAATTCTGACTACAGTTTCAGAAGTTAATCTAAAAGATCTTGTCACTAATATGAAAGGAAAAGATTTTAGTAGGGTCCGAAAGTGGGTAGTTGAAAATCTCGACAATGATCAGAGTGCAGTATATCGTAAAGTTTATGATTCAATGTATACTGCTTTGGAACCATCATCTATTCCACAAGCAGTTTTGATCTTTGCTAAATATCAATATCAGTCTGCATTTGCTGTTGATCCAGAA